TCATCTAACCCTGGACAGGTCCAGGCTCCACTTCTCGGTTGCTTCCATCGTCGGCTTCACGCCGGCCAGCTTCAGGCGGGCATATACGCGCCCAATGATCGGACGGTTCGCCGCGGTCACGGCGTACTTCCAGCCGTACCTGTTCAGCCACTCGATCTGCTTGCTCGGGTACTCGCGCCCAGTCAGCTCGGCGACTTCCTCTTCGGACAGGAACTCGGATACGGGGCTAGTCGAGCTTCCCATTCCCTATCTCCTCTTCGTTGCGCGCTACGACCAGGCGTAGCGGCACTTCGTGGCGCCCGCGAGCAACCAACTCACCGTCAACCACCTCGGTCGGATCTTCCAGGCACACCTTCTCCATGGCCTTGATCGCAGCGCGGATGTACTTCGGTATGGCTGCTGATTTCTGGTAGTGCTCGAGCAACCTCCGCTTACCGTCCTCTGACACGCCTTGGAAGTGGTCGAGAGCCTCTTTGGCGGTAGTGACGATTTCCTCGGGCTCTGCTCCTACCTCGCAACGAATCCAACCGATCAGGCGGCGCAGGTGGTTCATCTCGGCCCGGGTCAGACGGCGCGCGGTCATTTGCCTACTCACGCCCTACCTCCGGTTTCCGTTCGATCACGCGCATCGATCCGTCTCGGCAATGCAGCGTCAGGGCGGCCCGCCTCGTCTCGATCGTGCCGTCGTTGCGGATCACGGTCTGTGGTACGCCGTAAAGTGGCCCGCCGGGTGCGAACGGGTCGGGCAAAGCCTCGGGGTTTTCCTCTACGAATCGCAGCATCTCGGCGATGATGCAGTTGAATAGCGGGCCGTCCTTCAGGTCCGCCTCTCGCCTTCCGCTGAAAGCGCTCGAGCTATCCTCAAGGCCCTCGACGAAGGCTATGTGGTTGAGCATCTGCCCAGGCTTGCCGCCTTGTATGGCGGCGCGATGGACCGGGTTGACGCCCAGGGCATCGCAGATGCGATCAACTCCAATCTCTCTCTCGATCCACCTCTCGGCCTGCAGCAGCCAGGCGCCAAGGGTGGCTTGGGCCTTCTCGTGGTAACCGCTGGATGTCTTCCGGAACTCTTTCGCCTGTTCCAACCGGGCTCTGGTGAATGGAAGGCCCTTCCTTGCTTCCTTGATCTTTCGGTCAGCGCTGGTCCTGTCGGCCTCCCAGCCGAGTTGGTACTGTCTGGCCATGCGCCGCGCGACCAGTAGGCGAGTGAGCGCGGAGAGGTCTGGCTTGTCCCAGATGTTGAGCAGACGCTCCAGGTTCTCGTAGGTCATCAGCATGATGGCGGCTCCTTGTCCACGCCCATCCTATGGAGTAGACGTTCCTTGCAGAGCTGTTCTTGAAGGCGATGGATCTCGCTGGTGTAATTCTTCGCAGTCCGCAGCGAGCCGAGCACGAATCCGACGTGGAGGCCACCCACGCACCAGACGATGCAGAGGAGTAGTGTTCCGATCATGGCTGGCGCCCCTTGTCCGTGTCGCAGATCCGCAGGTCGACGCCGCAGGCCTGGACCAGTTCGGTCAACTCGCCGAGCTTGGTGTTGGGGTTCTGCATCGCCTGGCCCAGGCGGACCAACTGCTGGCCAAGGGTGGCGAGCGGGGTAGGGCGATACCCTGGTGGTGGCGGAATATCGGAGCCTCTCATCACTGGCATGCCTCCCAGATGAACAGGGTCTTGAACGGCTGGAGTGCGGCGCCGGCGGCAACCGCAGCCAGGCCAAACAGCGCGACGAGTGCGATAGCGGTCAGAGCCTTGCGCATGGTCATCGCTCACCTCCAGGCGCTGGCGCAGCGGCAATGAGGCCCCGATACACACGTGCCAGGAAGGCGCGAACTGCACCCCGATCTGGGAAGTAGTACTCGGTATCCTCAACGAGATAGCCGTCCATTCCGTCCTTGCTGTCGCGGCGCGCGTCCAGCATTTCCAAGGTCGGCTCAAGCGGTACCAGCTTCCAGCCCTTCGGAACGGTAGCCTGAGCCTGTCCGTCGATCAGCGCGATGATGTGGTCAGGCATGGTCAAGGCCTCGTAACGCACCATCAGATTCGAGGCCTCCTCTCCGCTGAGCAGCGGGTTCTTGAGCGCGACAGCAATTCGGCGTAGTTCGGCGTGCTCGCGGGCTAATCCCGGCGCGGGGTGGGTTTGCTCGCCGGCATTACCCGGTCCGGAAACAGGTTCGCCGCCAGGATTGCCCGGTTCGGAACTCGCTCCAGCGCCGTCCAGCGCGGCCAGTGCGATCTCTCGCATGTTCGCCGCCGGCATGTTGTCCTGCTCGGGACAGGGGTACTCGGCGATGGTGCGGAGCGCCAGGACGGCGCGCTCGAGCGGATGCTCTTCTGCAGCCTCGGCGCCGGCCAGGTGCTTCGCTACCGTTTCCCGGATGACGCGCAGCGCGTTCATGGCCTGGAGCGAGCTACCGTCCTGGCCGAGCTTGGCGGTCAGATCGATCTGTTTAAACAGGGCATGGGTCATAGATCACCCCCTTGCTCGGCGCTGCGCACTGCCTGGTAGGCGAGGGCGTAGCAAGCCATTTGCACCAGCAGGCTCGAAGCCGCGAGTGCGGGGTGATCCGTGAGGGCCAGGGCCGCCACGTGCAGAGCGCCGGTAGGGATGGAGAGCCACGGGCGGGCGAGCAGGTTCGCGGCTCCTTGCCCCTTGATGCCGCCGGCGAATATCAGCAGCCAGCAGAGAACGTTCGTGGCCGCCGCCACATAGAACGCGAACCGGTGAAGCGACCCCTGACCGAAGTACAGGCACGCGCTGAGCAGCAGGCTGATCACGGTGCCGATGAGTGCTTGCTTCATGATCAGCGATCTCCGGCGGCAGCGGTCAAGGCGTCGAGTAGCGCATGCTTTCGGCGCTGACCATGCAGGTACTCGCGCAGGGCGATGATGACCACGCTGTTCATGCTGCGCTCGTCTCGCTTAGCCTCGGCTTCGACCTCGGCCCTCAGGCCGTCCGGCAGTCGGACAACGAACTTGTCCATATCCCGGCTGGTGCTGGCCGGCAGTTCGGTTACAACGGTTGCTCGTTTCATGATCAACCCTCCACCTTCACGAACCGGTGGTTGTCGTCGAGCCTGTAGTGCGTGTTCGGCTCCAGGCCGTCTTCGCCGATATAGCCGATGACGGTTCGGTACCGTTCGGTCTTTTCGTCCCAGTAGCGGATGCGGATCTCGCCTTTCTCCCCGGCGGTGGCGGTGCCCCAGTCCCCGGCGGTGGCGGTGCCCTTGTACCCGGCGGTGGCGGTGCCCTTGTACCCGGCGGTGGCGGTGCCCTTGTACCCGGCGGTGGCGGTGCCCTCGTACCCGGCGGTGGCGGTGCCCCAGTCCCCGGCGGTGGCGGTGCCCTCGTCCCCGGCGGTGGCGGTGCCCCAGTCCCCGGCGGTGGCGGTGCCCTCGTCCCCGGCGGTGGCGGTGCCCTCGTCCCCGGCGGTGGCGGTGCCCCAGTCCCCGGCGGTGGCGGTGCCCCAGTCCCCGGCGGTGGCGGTGCCCTCGTCCCCGGCGGTGGCGGTGCCCCAGTCCCCGGCGGTGGCGGTGCCCTTGTACCCGGCGGTGGCGGTGCCCTCGTACCCGGCGGTGGCGGTGCCCTCGTACCCGGCGGTGGCGGTGCCATATGCGCCTACCTGACAGAGTTCCTTATCGCCTGCCTGTAGGGTGGCGCCGATCACTGCAACTCCGGCCGCGCGTGGTTCGTTTGCGATCAGGAACTGTGTTGCGCTTGCCTTGTCCCCGATGTGACGGACTGTGCAGCGAGGAAATTTCACCTTGCCGCCGAGGGCGATCAGGTCAGCTATTACGACCTCAACCACCAGCCACTTCGCATCGGCGTCGCCGACAGTGCTACTGCAATCATGGTCGCCCTGGCCGAACAGCCAGCCATGTAGGCCGTGACCGCACCTGTTGTCCTTCTTCCAGTCCGGGGCCTCGACTACTGCTCCGATCTTGTCGGGCCACTGAAACCCGCCGTGACTGGTGAGATCAGCGCTGCAGGTCCTGAGGATGAGAGCGGTGCCTTGCTTCTTGGTCTTTGCTTTGGTGGTCATGTTTTTCTCCAGTGGCGCCATCGCTGGCGCCGGGGCGAGGGGCTACTTGCTGATGCCGATGAAGGGAAGCGGGGAGCCGCTGCCCATGTAGGTGGGCAGCTTTCCGTCCCACTTCTCGACGGCATTGAGGGTCACGACGTCGGGGTTCGAGCGCAGCGCCTGGGCGCGGATCTCGATCGCCTTCGCGTCGGCGGTGGCCAGGGTCAGCTTCGCGTCCGCCTCCCCTTGGGCCCGAGCGCGTTCCTTGTCGGCTTCTGCCTTGGCTTGGGCAACCTCGTTACGGCGTTGCTCGGCCATCTGGGTGGCCTGGATCTTCGCGTTGAGGCTCTGCGTGACCTGCGGCGGGAGGACCAGGTCGGATGCGTAGTAGATGCGCTCGATGTTGATGCCGATGGGCGCCACCTGGTCGCGCACGCGCTTCTCAACGGCCAGCAGCAGGTCCGCCTTGCCGGCGCCATAGACGCTCTCGACTGGAAGCTTCGAGGCAACATCGTTGAAGGCATCGCGCACCATGTTCCGCAGGAACTTGTTCGTGATTTCGTCGATTCCCGCCCGGTACTTCTGGAACAGCGTCGTCACCTTGTCGGGGGATACCGAGTAGGTGATGCCGACGGCGCCGCCAACCTTCATACCCTCAACGGTCTGGAAGCTGATCGCTTCCTCGCCGCCCCAGGTTTCGGTCTGCGTGAAGGTGGGGAACAGGTAGAGTTCCTCGTTCACGCCTACCCAGTAGCGCCCAGTTCCGACCTCGCGCGTCTCCACGCCCTTCTCGGAGCCGTAGAGGTTGACGATCACGCCGACGTTGCCGGCAGGCACCTTCGAACAGCCCGCCAGGACGGCGAGCAGGCACAGCATTGCAGCAGCGGGAATCCGCTTCATTGGTCTTTCTCCTTGCTGGTGGTGGCCGCTTCTTCGCGGCGGGTGTTGGCGAGGTGGATGCCGAGGCAGACCGAGGCGATCAACCAGACGCCGGGGATGGCGAATCCCGCGAAGACCAGAACATCGTCGCGACTGCTGACCAGGGCCGGCCCAATGCCGCCCACCAGGGCGACGGACAACCCGGCATAGGCCAGCAGGGCGATACAGATCAGGAAGAGCTTCCCGGGCTTGATGAGAGGTTTGTTGTCCATGCTTTCCTCCAGGCAAGCCGATGGCCTGCCGCGGTTGTTGGCTTTCGCGAAAATCGGTTGGTTACTGCTGGGCTGCTTCGGCGCGTTCGGTCTGCCGCGTCAGATCAGCCCTCTCTGTTGCAGGTCGTTCAGTTCTGCGTCCGCAAATGCGGCCGCCGCCTTCAGGTCTGCCACGGTAAGCTCGTCGAGCGTCTTGCCCAGGCCCTGGATGTGCCGGGCGAAAGCGCGCTGTGCCGGCCCGTTGTAGCCATAGCAGAAGTCGGCCGCTGCGCGCAGTTCACCGTCGAGCTGCAGCGCCAGGATGTTGAGAGGATCGTTTCTGTCCCAGGCCATGATCACGCCACCCAGGCCACGCCATCGCGGCGAGCAGTCAGACGAGTTTCGATCTTCCTTTCGCCGCCACGGCGGCTGCGCATCATGTGGTCATCGTTGAGCAGTGGCTGACCGGCGATGAGGAAGGCGAGGGCGATCACGGCGGGTGAGATAAGCCCGCGGCGCATGGCTTCAGCCACCAGGGCGGCACGGCGGGTGACGCCGAGTTTGGTGGTCGCTGCCAGAACGCGCTTACCCACCGTGCCCGGCTGCATGCCCAGGTCGCGGGCCAACTCCTTCGAGGTACGACCAGCCGCGATGCCCAGGACGCACTGAAGCTCACGCAGGGACAGGCCTTTGCCGAGGAAGCCGGTGAAGCCGTGTGCGGTGATGGTGGTGTCCATGTTCATTGCAATGCTCCCGGCGGAAACGCTCAATGAGCGAACATTACGATATGTAATCGCTGGGCGCAATACTTTTCGTAATCTAAAATATTACAGATGTGAAAAAGCCCGCTAGGTTGCGGGCTTGTGATGCGAGGAGGGTATGCGGATCGGTCTATAGGCCGATCAGTTTTGCGTCAACGACTCGGCCAATTATGGCCCAGTCATCGTCCATCTCGATGAGCTTGTAAGCAGGATTTAGAGGGGACAGGTACCTAGTGCCTGCATCATAGATGTATTGCTTGAATGTCGTTTCGCCATCCCTATGCTTGGCTACGTAAAACTTACCGCTTACCAACTCGAAACCTTCAGGTCTGATGAGGATGGCCATGCCCGGAGGAAAGCTTGGGTACCCATCCGAAACCATTGACTTTCCTTTCACGGTCAACCAGTAACCATTTTCACCTGCGTTTTCCGTGGACTCGATCATTTCTTCGCCCTGTCCAGGGGCAAAAATATCAGGCGACTCTGCCCTCTCTCCAGCCGCTACCCAACTAATCAAGGGGTAGCTCCTGGGTTTACGGCTTGGCTGCAGCATGGGGGCTACATTGCTTTGGCCGTCGAAGGCATCGTCTACCGCAACCAACCTTATCCCAAGCGGAGCAAGGTCCAGAGCTTTTAGGATGCGCTCGAGCGTTGGGACATCAGGTGAACGCCTTCCACTGAGCCAGTGCGCTACCGCCCCTTGGGTAACACCAAGGCGCTCGGCCAAGACCGACTGGGTGATACCCATGTCCCGCATTCGTTTTTTTGCCGCTTCAATCCAAGTGTTCATGAGGCAAAAGTACGCTCTGTAATCGATAGTTCAACTCACGCTTCGTAATAATCTCTTGCTGCTGACGATTACTTATCGTAATGTTCCCGCAGTGTGCAGGAGACCGCCAATGAACAACCTCAAGTCGCTCAGGCTTTCAGCAAAAATCACCCAGCGCGCGCTGGCGAAAGAGATGCGCGTGACGCAGGGAGCCATTGCGCACTACGAGTCTGGTCGAAGGGTTCCCAGCTTGAGTGGATGCAGGCGAATCGTCCACGCCCTGGAGCGTCTCGGTGTGCGCTGCTCGCTCAGTACCGTCTTCCCGGATCAGGTAGAGCGCTCCGCCGACCTTGAGCCCATTCTGCCGTCCGATTCCCACTTGGTGCAGTGCGCTGATGCTGCTGTGCAGGCATCCAGTGCCGGGGTGGCGCCGTGAACAACGTCATTCCGTTCCACTACCGCGGCGAGCCTGTGAGCTTCAATAGCGCTGGCTGGATCAATGCCACTGAGGTGGCGAGGCGCTTCGGCAAAAGACCCATCAAGTGGTTGGAGCTGCCGAGCACGAAGAGCTACATGGCTGCCCTCGAAAGGCATCTCTGCAATGAAGTCCGAAAATCGGACTTCAAACTCGTTGAGACAGTACGCGGGCGCGGTGCCGCGACCTGGCTCCATCCGAAGCTCGCCGTCGCGTTTGCCCGCTGGCTCGATGATGACTTCGCTGTCTGGTGCGACCTCCAGATAGATGCGCTGCTGCGCGGCGAGGAGTCGGCGCTGGCGCAATTCAATCGGGTCTGCTTGGCCTATGACCAGGGCGCCGCGTTGGCCAGCGCTCACGGTACCGGCCTTTCCCTCTGGAAGCATGAAAAGCCTCGGCTGCTTGGCGCTGTCGAGCGCGTTCGGTCGCTTCTGCAAATGACCTTGGCCTTGGAGTAGCCGCATGAGCGACCTGATCCCATCCCCAGTTTTGCGGCCCGGCTGACCCATACGCCGGAAAGCAAAAAGCCCCGCTTTCGCGAGGCCTTTAGTCGGTAGTCGTTGGCGCGACTTCCTAGGTACTTCTTTGTCTCGAGGGAGACATCAACATGCATCTCAAAAATATCAAAACGTCAAGCCAGGCGCAACAGTCAGTGACCACTGAGGAGGTTGGATTTCTCCTAACCCCCAGCGGGCTCTGTGCGCTCCAGGTCTGCGAGGGGGTTCCCATCGTAGAGGTAATGCAACGTTACGAGGAGTCGCTCAACGCTCTCTGCGCTTTGCTCAGGCGCATGGCCAGGGATATCGATCACCCTATGAGCGACTCCGAGGCGGAAGCTATCGCGCTGCTCACCGAGGTGGTGGCGGCTATGCACAGTAGCTGCGTGCGCGGCCTTGATGCTGCGGGAGGTGCTGCATGAACGCGCTTCTGAGAGCTCGCCCTATCGACCCGGAGAACAGTTTCTTCAAGGTCAACCCTGGACTTTCCAAGCGGGAAGCCTTGGACGAGGCCAGCGTCATTCTGGCAGGACTCAGCGACATCCTCATCTCCCTCGTCGAGGGTAGCCCCATGGATGGCAATGGCTACCACGCGCTGGCGTATCTGAGTGATGCGGCAAAGGCGCTGGTGGATGCCGCCATCCCTCTGCCCGCGGAGGAGGCGGAAATCGCCGCTGCGCTCAATGCAAAGGAGCGCCGCCAATGAACCTCGCGACACTGCTCAGCAATCAGTGCTCCCCAGTCCCCGATGAAGTTCTGACCGATAAGCAGATCCGCTCCATCAAGTTGGATCGTGGTACGGCTCGCCATGCGGCTCAGAACATGGCGCTTGGTGTCGCCGCAGTCGGGAAACTGCTGGCGCTTACCAGTGCAGAAGGCGAGCTCGATCAGGAGACCGCCGAGCGTCTCGGATGGTTCTTGGAGGAGGTTGGCGGTGCCATCTTCCAGTTGGCGGAGTTCGAACAGGTCTGTTCTGCTCGAATCGATCGGCAGAAGGAGGCTCAGCAATGAGGGCCACGATGGGTATCAGCTTCCGGGCGACTGCGCCGGTCGATCTTTCGACGGGAGATCAGAAAACGAATGTCCTGTGCGTGATGGATGACATTGATGCCGACCTCGCACTGGACAGCGCAGTCGGCCTGCTCGACGCGATTCAAGGCGGGCTCCTCGACATCCTCGACGAGCCGAGTGTTAGTCGTCGCGTAGCCCTACTTCTTCATGCGGCCGAGACAGCCACTGCCCTGGTCCGTGCGGCCCTGGAGGGTGGGGAGGTGTCCAATGACTAGCCGCATCGGAGCGAAAGCGCTCGGTGACCAGCTCTACAGCTACATCGGCGCCATCCAGGACTTGGCTACCGCAGTTCGCGAAGACTTGGCTTTCGAAGGTTTCGAGCCGGGCCCGCGCCTGACCGCCGACCAGGTGGATGCGATCCATCTGTCGATTATCACCATCGCCGGGCTGGCTGGCGAGGACTTGATCCAACTGCTGACCGAGCTGGAGGTGCCGGCATGAGCTCTGTGTCTGATGCAAAACGCCCTCGTCGAGGCAAGAAGCCACAGGGGATATCTCTCCACCCGCGCGCCAAGGAAACTTGGCAGCGCTTGCCCTTCGTAGGCAAGGACCATGGTCGCTACTCAATGTGGGATGTTCCTTTGACTGGTAGCTACCTCACCGGTCTCGAGGCCGGCAAGAGTATCGCGCACATCTATCTGAAGTATGTCCGGGACGTGGATGACTGGATGGCTAGCGAGGTGTTCAGGAGCATGGTCCGTGATCTGCTCGCCAAAGCGCCTTTGGATGAGCGAGAGGAAACTGTCAAACGCGGCCAGTTCACGGGATTCATGAGCGAGATATTCAACTGGCTCAAGGCGTCTGCCCAGTTTGCCGGAAGCAGTCTAGACCGGGTGGAAGACCAGGCCCTCGTAGATCGGGTGAACCATTACTTGGATGCAGGCGTAGCCGATGCCATAGATGCTGAGATTGAGAGGGCTTCGACATGACTGGCCTGACCTCAATTGGCGGCCAGGCCGCCACCATGACCAGCCTGGAACTGGTCGAATTCATCAACCAGCACCGCCGGCAGCAGGCAGAGGAGGCCGGGCAGTCGTTCCCCTCGGATGACTTCCCGGAGCTGCTGCACAAGAACTTCCTGGCAAAGGTGCCTGAGGTCCTGGGCGAAAGATCGGCTGATTTTTCAGCCGATCTCCCCGACAGCTATGGCCGGCCTCGCCGCGGCTATCGCTTCCCGAAGCGCGAAGCGTGCCTGATGGCTATGTCGTACAGCTACGACCTACAGGCTGCCGTCTTCGATCACATGACGGCGCTCGAGGAGAGATTGAAAGCCCTTCCGGACGTGTCGAGCCATGAGGGCGCCTTGCTGGCGCTCCAAGGGGCAGTCGAACGTCAACTGGTGCTGATCGGCGAGAACAAGCAACTCGCCGCCGAACGTGACCATGCCGTCAAGACCAAGGCGCAAATCGGCAGCCGCCGCGAAGCGCAGGCCATGGCCGCTGCATCCGTCGCCATCCGCCAGGTCAAGCGCCTGAACGACGAGTTGGGACACGGCACCCGCTACGCCACGGTCACCGCCGTCGAGAACGCCACCGGCACCAAGTACCCGTTCAACGCCTATGTCCACCTGCGCAAGTGGTGCAAGGCCAATGGCGTTCAGCCCGAGATCGTCCCCGACCGCCGTTTTGGCGAAGTCAAGGCGTGGCCTGCGGGAGCTTGGGCAGCCGTTTATCAAATCGATCTGGCGACCTTGTTCGGCGCCTCTGGAGCAAAAGCATGATCAAGTTGCCCGACGAGCAGCAGCAACTCATCCAGATCGCCGAGGCGGCGGTTGAGTATCAACTGGCAGAGACCAAGCGGAACGCGCTGCGCCGCGAGCTGAATACGTTGTACACCACGTACTTCGCTGCCTATGGCCGTCCGTATGCCGACCACCGCCGAATCGATCCCTACGACGAGAGGTTCGAGCCAGTGCTGGAGTTCACCGGCCCCGCCTACAGGCGCTGGAAGGATCAGCGCGATCTGACCACCCGCCTCAAGCGCAAGCTGCGGACGCTGGTGCAGCGCCTGGAGAGGGAGGGCTTGGCATGAGCAAGGTCGCCCACCAGTCCGATCCCGTGATGCTCAACGAGCAGTCCTTCGAGCAGTTCGGCAGCGACCAGGTTGCCTACAAGATCTGGTGCTCAATCGACACTGCCTTCGAGCTGCTGGGCCAGTTCGATCCCCCTGTAGTAGCCGAGGTTGCCCTAAACATCGCCGATATCCAGTTCGAGATCATCAAGGCGCGCTTCGCCCTGATGGTGTTGGTGAAGCGGCTGTGCGGCTGGCGCCCGGAAGATATCGATGAAGTATTGGCTGAGCGGCTCATGGAGAAGTTGCTTCAAGCACGGGAGTTGAGCGAATGAGTAGAGATTTCGGTTTTGTTTTCGTCCTGCACTGCCCAATCATGCCTGGTGTGTACTTGCTTGGTTGGAGCCATGGTTCCCCGCACAAGGTTGCCGAGGAACTCTCTAGTTCGCCCGCTGCCCCTCATGATTACGAGGTGGCCTACTACGCGGAGGTAGAGGAACCAGAAGTCTATCTGGGGCGTATTGAAGAGATGTTTTCCGAAAGCCGGTTTTCGCCGGATAGGAGCTTCTTCTGTTCCAAACTGATAGACCTGATCACAGCTATTGAGGGAGATGGCGAGGCATGGTCGACATGGGACAGTGATATGGCCGTGGAGGCCCGAAACCCAGGACAGGTTGATCGACGTAACCCGCTGTGGTTCGAGCAGCCACTGCACAGCCCGGGATACCTTGAGCGGCTGAGAAGGGGGCGCGAATGAGTTCGGTCTCGCCTGATGCATTACACCCTCTGCCGGAGCCGTTGACCCCAACTGACTGCGACCTCTCGACATTCGCATTCATGCCACTGGACGTTCAGCGATTGCTTACTTCCGAGACTTGGGTGCTTGGTTCTGGGGACGAGCGCGCCGCTGCTATGACTCTCTGGCTTGCCAGTTGGCACCAGGTTCCGGCCGCCAGCGTTCCCGACAATGATCGGATGCTCGCACACCTGTCCCAGTGCGCTCGTTGGGACAAGGTGAAGGCCCATGTACTTCGCGGCTGGGTCAAGTGCAGCGATGGTCGTCTGTACCATCCAGTTGTTGCTGAGAAGGCGCTGGAGTCTTGGGTTGAGAAGCTGCTGAATGCCATCTCGGGCGCCACCGGTAATGCTCGTCGCTGGGGTGTGGAGGTAGATATCAGCGGGCTTCAGGGGCAACTGGTCGAGGCGGTTGCTGCTTTAAAAAGCATCGCCCCGCAATCGCGCACCTTGAAGAAGAAGGGTGTAATAACTCTTGCCACGGGATCGCCACCCGAATCGGGTAGTGATCGCCCCCCGATCACACCCCAAATCGACCCCGAATCGGGTAGTGATCGCAACAGACAGGGACAGGGACAGGGACAGGGACAGGGACAGGGATATTTAAAAGATCAAGAGCAGGCGCCGCAACAGCGTCGCCCTTCCCCTGAGGCCGGGGATGATCAACCGACGGAAAAGCCCAAGCGTGCTTCCCGCTTGCCGGAAGACTGGGCCTTGCCGGATGACTGGCTGGATTGGGCGCTGACTGAGCGCCCGGAGTTCAGCGAGGCGGACATGCGTAAGGTTGGGGAGGGCTTCAGGGACTACTGGTGCTCGGCTGCCGGCAAGGGGGCCACGAAGGTCGATTGGCTGGCGACCTGGCGCAACTGGGTGCGCAAGGAGAGCGCACCATCTGCAACTCCGCGGAAGCCGGCGGTGGGCAGCAAGCGCTACCCGTTCATCCCGCCCAGGGGCTACCAGCTCGAGGATCACGAGTTCTGGCACCCGCAGATGACGGACACGGTGCTGTCCACTCGGACCCACGACTTCAGCACCCTTGAGCGTTTGCCGGACGGGGAGGGCGCATGCTGACCCCGTCGGATATTTCCAAGCGCCTCGCTGATCGCGCTGCCGATGTTGCACGGCACCTGCTGCCTGGCGGCAAGCGGGAGGGCGCCGAGTGGCGTGCTGGCGATGCATCGGGCGAGAAGGGCAAGAGTCTGGGGGTTCACCTCGTCGGCGAGAAGGCTGGCGTGTGGTGCGACTTCGCCACCGGTGAGTCTGGCGACCTGCTGGACCTCTGGCGGCTGGCGCGCAACTGCGACATGGCGACGGCGCTGAGCGAAGCGAGGGGCTACCTCGGCGTGCAGGAGCCCAAGCTCATCCGGCCGGTCGAGAGCCGGAAGTCATACCAGCGACCGGACAAGCCAAGGTGCTCGACGCCGAAGGTGGACTCGGTGGTGATGGCGTACCTGAAGGGCCGTGGACTGACCGAGGAGACCATCAAGGCGTTCAAGATCGCCGAGGACGGGCAGAACATCGTGTTTCCGTACCTGCGCAATGGCTCGCTGATCCACTGGAAGAAACTCGGCGTGGAACGTCCTGGCGGCAAGAAGAAAATCACCACGTCGTCGGATACCGAACCTTGCCTGTTCGGCTGGCAGGCCATCCCGGACGGTATCCGGGAGGTGACGATAACCGAGGGCGAGATCGACGCGATGACCGCCTGGCAGTACGGGCGCCCGGCGCTGTCAGTGCCCTTCGGTGGCGGCAAGGACGGCAAGCAACGCTGGATCGAGTACGAGTTCGACAACCTGCAGCGCTTCGACGTGATCTACCTGTGCCTTGACGACGACGAACCTGGCCACCAGGCGACCGAGGAGATCGTTCGGCGCCTTGGGCGTGATCGGTGTCGCCTGGTGAAACTGGGTTGCAAGGACTTCAACGAAGCCCTGGATGCCCTGTACTACAGCGCCGACGACATTGCGGAGTGCTACGCCAAGGCGAAGAACTTCGACCCGGAGCGCCTGAAGTCGGTGAGCTCCTACTCGGAGGAGGTCAAGGCTGAGTTCTACGACCAGAACCCGGAAACTATCGGCATGGAGCTGCCCTGGAGCGCCTACGCCAACAAGATCCGCTTCCGGCCCTCGGAGGTCACGATCTGGACCGGCTGGAGCGGACACGGGAAGTCGCAGTTGCTGAACTACCTGGCCTTCCACGGCATGAACCGCAAGGGCAGCCAAGACCGGTTCTGCATCGCCTCGATGGAGATGCCGGCGCGGCGAACGCTTCAGCGGATGGTCCGGCAGGCCTCCGGGATGTCTTGTCCTTCGAGGGGCTACATCGACGCGATTCTCGACTGGCTCGACGGCAAGCTATGGATCTACGACCAGTTGGGCACCGCGAAGACGGGCGAAATGCTCGAGGACTTTCGGTATGCCGCGCGCCGGTACGGGGTGAACCACTTCATCGTCGACAGCCTGGCGAAGCTCGGCATGGCCGAGGATGACTACAACGGCCAGAAGCAGGCCATGGAGGCGTTGGTGGGGTTCGCTCACGAGATGAACGTCCACGTCCATCTGGTCGCCCACCCGCGGAAGGCTGACGACGAGGGTAAGCCCCCGGGCAAGCTCGACGTTCGCGGTGGCGCCATCCTCACCGACCTAGCCGACAACGTGTGCACGGTCTGGCGGAACAAGCGCAAAGAGATGGCCAAGGGAGACGACTACAAGGACCAGAGCGATGTGCGCCTGATCATCAGCAAGCAGCGCCTCACCGGAGATGAAGGCATCTTGGACCTGTGGTTCGACAAGGCATCCAACCAGTATTTCAGTGCGAGCACTCACAAGGCCCGGAACTGGGTCCACTACGAGGGCGCGCGGGAGCAAGCAGCATGAGCAACGTACAACCGATGGCACCCCGCAAGGTCATGACCAGGCTGGAGCGGGAGTTTCTCAAGGTGGCCGGCCAGGAGCTGGCGCAGGTCAAGGTGGGCGGTGCTGCTGCCTTGGCTGCGCTGTTGGTCATGATCGCCAACTGGCACGGCGACCGCGGCACTCTGGGCTTTCACGACTATGGCCGGCTCTGGTTGCTGGACGGCAATGCGAAGGGCGCGGCGGTGGAAACGCTGCTGCGCGATCTGTTTGGCCTTAACGGTCCGGGGGCGGCATGAGCAGAACTCGAACCTACGTGGACAAGCTGCTGGGCGATACCGAGTACCTCCTCGAGCAGTGGGGGTGGTGGCGAATGGATGGAATGGGGGTTCCCGGATATGTGTCGCCGGCCGCCGCTATCATGAGCCAAGCCATGCCAATGTCGAGCCCCAAGGCCTACCACGTCACTGATGATATGGCCTTGGCCGTCGACCGGGTCATTGCTCGACTCATCGACAGGGCGCCGCAGGCCGGCGACTTCGTGTGGCTCTACTACGGCGCGAAGTGGCCGGCCCTGCGCATCGCGCGTGAACACCAGATCGGCGAGGCCAAGGTCAGGGAGACTTTGAAGTTGGCGGTGGGCTGGGTCGATAGCGCTCTGGAGCGGTTCCGCGAGAGCGCTTGAAGAAATAGTTTTACGCGCGGAATTAAGGGTGTTTTCATACCAGCGTGAATTGCTGTGAACGCAGCGTGACGCACTCGAAACCCGGCCCTGGCGCCGGGTTTTTTATTGCGTTGTCAGGTCTGGCGCGGCATCATCAGGCCCCCGTCTGACTCGATGTTTTCCTTCCTTGGCTTTCAGCGAGATGGACGGGAGGCCCGGAAGATCCCCTCTCCCGGGCCTTTTAGTTTCCGAAGGTCGAAACTCGGTAGACGGCAGTCTCACCTGCCACATCGGGCTGTAAGCAAAGTGACGGGTTACCGACCCGCAAGGCCTTCACCCTTTGCGATATCCAATCAATGCAGGTGGAGCGCAGGATGCGCACGGGGTAGTGGCCCCTATCCACCCGCACCTATTTCAGAGCCCAGCCTTCGAGCTGGGCTTTTTCATTTCCGCCCCGCCGAGGGGATATCGATATGGCGCGAAAGACCCCGAAGATGGCCGCTGCCATCGAACTCAGTCAGCAAGAGCTTGGCCAGCTTTTGGCCTACGGCCCTGATTCCGGACTGCTCCGGTGGCGAGAAAAGCCTCTGCTGGGGCTGCCGACGGATCGATCAGTGAAAGCTTGGAACAGTCGTTTTGCTGGCGGAGTGGCTGGCACACGGAAGCAAAGCAGCGGCAAGGAGTACATCCAGGTCAACATCAAGGGGCGCTTCTATCCCTGCCATCGGGTCATTTGGGTGATGGTGCATGGATCGATTGATCAGGCTTTGGAGATCGACCACATCAACGGAGACGGCCTCAACAACCGTCTTGTAAATCTGCGCCTCGTCTCACACCAAGACAATCAAAAGAACCTGTCAAGACGCTCCGACAACCAAACCGGGGTCTGTGGCGTTTCGTGGGACGAAGGGCGGTCCAGGTGGGTTGTTCGAGGTCATGTAGCCGGTAAGCAAAAGAATTTGGGGCGATTCGAGAACTTTGAATCAGCAGTAGCGGCGAGACAACGCCATCAAATGAGCAATGGCTACCACCACCTTCATGGGATGGATCGCGGCAAGAAGGCCGCGTCGGTCTGATCCCTTTCGAGGGGCGAGAGATGAAAATGGAAAAAGATCCCAACACGTGGGCTGCGCTGCTGGCGTGGCTGTCTGCGCACTATCCGCAGCTGTACGCCGCCGGCCTGTCCTTTGTGGTCGCGCTGACCCGGGTGATCTACGGCGGTGGAACGCGGCGCCAGGCGCTGCTCGAGGCAACGCTCTGCACCCTGATCACCTTGGGCCTGATTCCTGTCCTTGAGTGGTTTGGCCTTCCGCAGAACATGGCTACTGCTGCCGGGGTGTTCACCGGTTTCCTGGGTGTGAAGAAGATCGCCGAGTTCGCTGATCGGATCGCCGACTGGAAGTTTCCGCGCCGGGGGGCTGGCGAATGAAGATCACCGCCGATCAACTCGACCGCGCTACCGGCTGCGGTGCTGCTACTGCCTCGACCTGGGTTGAACACATCAACGGCGCCCTGGCTCGGTTCGAGATCAACACGCCCGAGCGTGTGGCAATGTTCCTGGCTCAGGTCGGGCACGAAAGCCAGAGCCTCAAGCGCCTGGTCGAGAACCTGAACTACTCCGCCGAGGGCTTGCTCAAGACGTGGCCGAAGCGGTTCACGCCGGCCGAGGCGAAGCAGTACGCCCACCAGCCCGAGCGTATTGCGAACCGCGTCTATGCCAACAGGATGGGCAACGGATTGCCGGATACGGGCGATGGGTATCGATACCGTGGTCGTGGCCTGATCATGATCACCGGCCACGACAACTACGCCGAAGCCGCCCGCGCCCTGGCGCTGCCACTCGTGGCGCAACCGGAGTTGCTTGAGCAACGGACCTGGGCTGCCATCGCCGCGGGGTGGTGGTGGCGGTCGCGGGGTTTAAATGGTCTGGCTGATCAAGGCCGATTCGAGCGGATCACGCTGATGATCAACGGCGGCTACAACGGCGCAGACGACCGTGCGGCGCGCCTCGATTGGGCGCGCGCTGCCATGGCTGGTGCGTGATGAGGTGGTCTCCGTGGTTGGTGGTGGCGTTGGTGGCGGCTCTGGTGTTCTGGCGCCTCGATCACGTGACCGCCCAGCGTGATGACCTGCAGGCCGCCGTCGAGCAATCCGCCGATACGATCACCGCCATGGCCCAGCAGGCCCAGCGCGACACCAAGGCGCAGGCCCAGGCCGATGCCCTGGCTCGAACCTACCAAGCAGCACTGCAGGCCTCCCATGAAGAAAACCAATTGCGCCGCGATGCTATCGGCACTGGTGCTCGCGTCGTGTACGTCAAAGCCCGCTGTCCCGCAGACGGAGTGCACCCGGCTCCCGGAGCCTCCGGCAGCGCTGATGCAGGAAGAGCCGTCCTTGCTGCCGCTGATGGACAAGTTGTTTCTGATCTCCGAGCCGGAGTCGAGCGACGCGAACTGATGATTGAGGCGCTGCGTAAGCACATCGCCGGCCTGCCGAGGTATTGCAGAAGATGATCAGCATCAAGCCGGAAGGGTTCCAGCAGCAGCTCGCCGTGCTGACCGAGCTTGAGCAGCGGCAGATTCCTTACGCGACAGCCACTGCGCTTACGCGGACCGCGCAAGGCCTGATGGATCGATTGCGCGATGAGATGCGTGTCGTATTCGACCGCCCGACCCCGTACACCCAGAACAGCCTGCGCATGGTGCCAGCCAGGAAAGACCGGCTCGAAGCGCGGGTTTGGTTCAAGGACGAAGCGGACGGTGCGCAGCCTGCATCGGTGTGGATTGCCCCCGAAGTCTACGGTGGGCCGCGTCGGAACAAGCCGGCCGAGCTTCAGCTCAGGGCCAAGGGGATACTGCCCGAAGGTAAGTACGTGGTGCCCGGTGCCGGCGCGGACCTGGATCGCTACGGGAACATCAGGCGCGGCCAGGTCACCAAGGCATTGAGCGGCATCCGCGGCTTCACTCAGGCCGGGTACAACGCGAACGCCACCGATAGCAGACGGAGCAGGGCGAAGGGTAATGCTCGCCGCTACTTCGTCATGACCCGTAAGGGCCAGCCCATAGGCATTGCCGAGCGCACAGGCCGAGGCCGGGATGCCGTCTCGATCATCATGGCCTTCGTGTCTCGCCCTTCGTATCGCCGCCGGCTGAGCTTCTTCGAGATCGCGCAGCAGTACGCCGACGAGAACCTGCCGCGTGAGTTCGAGGTGGCGATGCGCGGCGTTGCTGCTCGGTTCGCCGCGCGGCGCTGAGGAATGCACCAACTTGGTGCGAATTCTTATTGTCCAGCACAAGTTTAAAAATTCTGCGGGTCCTCCCGGGGGTGCCCCCGTCAGAGGGTAATTCGAGCCCCGCGCGCCAAATATGTATGACCATTTTTCGGAGGTTGGTTGTTGTTTAGTCATGAGCAAAAACGAAACAACCAAACAGCGCGGATGGTTGAACAAGTCCGAGATGGCCGCGAGCCTCGGGATTTCTCCGCAAGCCTTTGATAAATGGGGCGTTCAACCAATCGAGCGAATAGGTCGAGAGGCCTTCTACACGGTGGCGGATGTGGTCGAAAACCGCATCCAGCACGCCGCTCGGAAACAACAACCTGAGGGGGAGCTACCGGAAGGTCTCGATCCCTACGCTGAAGCCAAGCTGACACAGGAGCGACTCCGGCTCACCAAAGCCCAGGCCTACGCCCAAGAGCAGAAGAACCAGGTCCAGGACAAGCTCCTGGTCCCGGTCCCGTTCGCCACTTTCGCCTTGGCGAAGATCGCCGCCAAGATTGGCTCGGCGCTGGAGACCGTCTGCAAAACGGTCAGTCGCCGCCACCCGGATGCTGATCCCTTGGTGATGGAGTCCTTCGAGCGGGAGATCGCCTTGGCGCGAAACCTTTCCGCTGAGTTCAGCGACGACATCCCGGGAATCCTTGATGAGTACCTTGCAACCCTGGATCAGTGATCTGCGCACTGCGGTCAAGCTGGGTTTGCAGGGAATGTTCAAAGAGCCGCCGATGACGGCGGTGGAGTGGGCCGACAAGCATTTCTACATGTCGGCCGAGTCCTCTTACAACGAGGGCCGCTGGAAGACCGCACCCTTCCAGATCGCGATCCTGAACGCGATGGGCAACGACCTGATTCGAGTGGTCAACTTCGTGAAGTCGGCCCGGATCGGTTATACGAAGCTGTTGCTGGCCAACATCGGCTACAAGATCCAGCACAAGCGCCGCAACGTGATGATGTGGAGTCCGACCGACCCGGACGCCGAGGACATCAGCAAGAGCCACGTCAATGGCCTGATCCGCGACGTGCCGGTCATGCTGGAACTGGCGCCCTGGTTCGGTCGGAAGCACAGCGACAACACCTTGGACAACAAGGTGTTCGCGAACCGCCGCAACCTCTGGATCCGCGGTGGCAAGGCCTCCCGGAACTACCGGGAGAAGTCGCCCGACGAGGTGATCTACGACGAACTGTCGAAGTTCGACGCCGACGTCGAGGGCGAAGGCTCGCCGACATTCCTAGGTGACAAGCGCCTGGACGGTGCGGTCTACCCGAAGTCTATCCGGGGGTCTACGCCTGGGGTCGCTGGCAGTTGCCAGATCACTAAGGCGGCGGAAGAGTCTCCGCACCGGCTGCGCCTGCATATTGCTTGCCCTCACTGTCAGCGGGAGCAGCACCTGAAGTTTGGCGGAAAGGATTGTGAGTTCGGCCTGAAGTGGGAAAAGAACGAGCTGGGTGAGGCCGAGCGCGCCTGGTACGTCTGCGAGCACTGTGCAGCCTGTTTTGAACACCGCGACATGGTGGTGGCCCAGGCTAAAGGCCGCTGGATCTGCGACGAGACCGGCATCTGGACGCGCGACAGCATCGACTGGTTCGGCCCAGACAACGAGCCGATCCGCACGCCGCGCTCGGTCAGCTTCTACTGCTGGGCGATCTACAGCACCTGGACGACCTGGGTGTCGTTGGTTGACGAGTGGCTCAAGGTCAAGGGCGACCGCGAGAAGCTGATCACCTTCATCAACACCACGCGCGGCGAGGTGTGGGAAGAGGAGCAGGGCGATCGCGTGGAGTGGCAGGCGCTTTACGCTCGCCGCGAGAACTACCCGAAGGTGCCGCCGCAAGCGCTCGTCCTGATGGGTGGAATCGACACCCAGGACGACCGCTACGAGGGCCGCGTTTGGGCTTTCGGTCTTGGCGAGGAGGCATGGCTTGTTCACCGTTTCATTCTGACCGGCGATCCGGCCAGTGAGGAGTTGCGGCGTAAGGTCGGCTTGGAAATTCACCGGCAGTTCACTCGAGCTGACGGCGTTCCAATGCGTGTCGAGCGTTGGTGCTGGGATGCCGGCGGCCACTATGCCGATGAGGTAGAGGCCGAGAGCGTCAAGCATGGCGTGCACTGGGTGGTTCCGACCTTCGGAGCCAGTACATACGGCAAGCCAATCGCCAACTTCCCGAAGCGACGCAAGCGCAAGGTCTACAAGACCGAACTGGGCACCGACAACGCGAAGGAGCTGATCTACAGCCGTCTGCGTATTGATGTACCCATTCCGTGGCAACCGACCCCTGGCTGTGTGCACTTCCCGATCGACAGCGACATCTGTGACGAGGACGAACTGAAGCAGATCACTGCCGAGAAGAAGAAGCCGGTGATGGCGAAGGGTGTCCGCGTCCTGCGCTGGGATTCCGGCGGGCGCCGAAACGAGGCGCTGGATTGCTTCGTGTACGCCCTTGCCGCGCTGCGCATCAGCCAGCAGCGCTTCGGCCTCGATCTCGACCAACTTGAGCGAGCGCGCGTTGATCCCGTGCCGGAGCAGGTCGCCCAACAGCAACCCTCGAACGAAAACCATGCCAGCACCTCTCAGGGCTGGCTCAACACTGGAAGCGGACCATGGCTCTGACAGCGCAGCAGATGCTCGACAAATACCTGGAGGCCGAGGCCGCCGTGCTGGAAGGGCGGACGGTGATCTTCAACGGACGCACCCACACCATGGAGGATATCGAGAAGATCCGCGCCGGACGCCGGGAGTGGGAGCGCCGCGCGGCGGCAGATCGGGACCGCGCCGCCGGTCGCCGTCCAGGCCCGGCGCTGGCGGAGTTCTGCTGATGAACCTGATCGATCGTCTACTGAAACCCTGGGCCCCCGACCTGGTGGCTCGGCGCCTGGCCGCCCGCGAGGCAATCCAGGCGTATGAGGCTGCCAGGCCAGGGCGAACCCACAAGGCCAAGCGTCAACCGCTGGGCGCCGACACCTCGCTACAGAAGTCTGCGGTCTCCATGCGAGAGCAGTGCCGGAAACTGGACGAAGATCACGATCTGGTTACCGGCTTGCTCGATCGCCTCGAGGAGAGGGTGGTGGGCGGTAGTGGCATCGGCGTGGAACCGCTGCCGCTGCGCCTGGATGGCTCGGTGCATGCCGAGTTGGCCATGGAAATCCGCAGTGCGTGGGCCGAGTGGTCTCTCTCGCCGGAGACCTCTGGTGAGCTGACGCGGCCCCAGGTAGAGCGGCTGATGTGCCGCACTTGGTTGCGCGATGGCGAGGGCTTGGCGCAGAAGTTGATGGGACGAGTCCCGAACTACACGTTTGCCACGTCGGTGCCTTTTGCCCTGGAGCTGCTGGAGCCCGACTACTTGCCCTTCAGCTACAACAACCTGTCGAAAGGCATTGTCCAGGGTATCGAGCGTGACACCTGGCGCCGGAAAAGGGCCTATCACCTGCTCAAGGATCACCCCGGCAACCTGCAGACGCTGGGCGGCAGCCTGGCGGTGAAGCGCGTCGAAGCGGAACGGATCATCCACATCGCCTACCGCAAGCGGATCGGCCAGAACCGAGGCGTGCCGATGTTGCACGCAGTGCTGATCCGCCTTGCCGACTTGAAGGACTACGAGGAGAGCGAGCGGGTGGCGGCGCGCATCAGTGCTGCCCTGGCGATGTATATCAAGAAGGGTAACCCCGACAGCTACACGGTGGAGCCCGGGAAGGACCGGAAGAACCGAACGATCCCCATCGCCCCCGGCATGGTCTTCGACGACCTCGAGCCAGGTGAAGACGTCGGGATGATCGAGAGCAACCGGCCGAACCCCTTCCTTGAAGGTTTCCGCAACGGCCAACTGCGGATGATCGGCGCTGGCACTCGCAGCACCTACTCCTCGGTGTCCAGGGCCTACGACGGCACCTACTCGGCACAGCGCCAGGAACTGGTCGAGGGCTGGCTGGGCTACGACCTGCTGCAACACGAGTTCATCGACTACTGGTGCCGACCGGTCTATCGGGCCTGGCTGCAAATGTACCTGTTGGCTCGGAAGGAGCGCCTGCCCGCCGACGTTGATCACCGCACTCTCTACGCGGCGGTCTACCAGGGGCCGGTCATGCCATGGATTAACCCGATGCATGAGGCCAACGCATGGGAGTTGCTGGTCAAGGCTGGCTTCGCCGATGAGGCGGAAGTTGCCCGCGCCCGTGGTCGAGATCCGCGCGAGCTGAAGAAGTCGCGTGAGACGGAGATTAAGGCGAACCGGGCGGCCGGCCTGGTCTTCAGTTCGGATGCCTACCACCAATTCGTCAAGTCCGGGATGGACCCGGTTGAGGCGGTGCAGAAGGTGTACCTGGGCGTCGGGAAGATGCTTACCGCCGACGAGGCTCGCGAACTCGTCAACAGATACGGCGCCGGCCTACCCGTGCCTGGCCCGAATTTCCCCAACGACAGCAACAATGGAGGCGCCGATGGGCAGCCATCAAACCCTGATCCATAAAAGCCTGATGCTGCCGATGGCGGTGGCGCTGACTGAGGCCAACGCCCCGCATGAGTCCTGGTACAGCATTAAGGCTGCCGGTCGCGGCGTCGCCGAGGTGTTGTTGTACGACGAGATCGGCGTCTGGGGCATCACCGCGCTGCAGTTCGCTCGAGACCTCAAGGCAATGGGCGACCTGACCAAGATCAACCTGCACATCCACTCCCCGGGCGGCGACGTCTTCGAGGGGACGGCGATCTATAACCTGCTGCGCAACCACCCGGCCAGCGTCGACGTGTACATCGATGGCTTGGCTGCCTCGATGGCCTCGGTCATCGCCATGGCCGGCGACACCATCTACATGCCCGAGAACGCCATGATGATGGTGCATAAGCCCTGGGGCATCCAGGGCGGCGATGCGGACGACATGCGCCGCTATGCCGAACTGCTCGACAAGGTCGAGGACACCCTGGTCATGGCCTATGCCAACAAGACCGGGAAGTCCGCCGACGACATCAAGGCGCTCCTCAAGGAGGAGACCTGGATGAATGGCCGAGAGGCCGTCGCTGCCGGCTTCGCCGACCGGCTCACTGAGCCGCTGCAAGCGGCCGCTCACCTTTCCTCCAAACGCATGCAGGAGTTCGCCCACATGCCCGAAGCTCTGAAAACTCTACTGACCCCGCGCGCCCAGACCCCCGCCGCGCCGGCCAACACTCCCGCGCCGACTCCGGCACCGGCCGCGCCGGCGGCTCCCGTGGCCGCTGCCCCAACCGAGGCCGATATTCGCGCCCGCATCCTCGCCGAGGAATCTGGTCGCCGCAGCGCAATCACTGCTGCCTTCGGCGCGTTTTCCACCGGGCACGCCGAACTGCTCGCTACCTGCTTGAACGACATGAACATCACCGTCGACCAGGCGCGCGAGAAGCTGCTGGCTGCCATTGGCGCCGACACCCAGCCGGCTGCCGCCCTGAGTGGCGGTGCCCACATCCATGCCGGCAACGGCAACCTGGTGGGCGACTCGGTGCGCGCGAGCGTGCTGGCCCGCATCGGTCGCGGCGAGCGCCAGGCCGATAACGCCTACAACGGCATGACGCTCCGCGAACTGGCCCGTGCCTCGCTGGTCGATCGCGGGATCGGCGTGGCCTCGCTCAACGCCCCGCAAATGGTCGGCTTGGCCTTCACCCACACTTCCAGCGACTTCGGCCTGATCCTTCTGGACGTCGCCAACAAGTCGGTGCTGGCGGGCTGGGAAGAGGCCGAAGAAACCTTCCCGCTGTGGACCAAGCCCGGCATTCTCACTGACTTCAAGCCGGCGCGCCGCGTCGGGCTGGGCGAGTTTTCCTCGCTGCGTCAGGTGCGTGAGGGCGCCGAGTACAAGTACGTCACCCTTGGCGAGCGAGGCGAGCAGATCATCCTGGCTACCTACGGAGAGCTGTACAGCATCACCCGTCAGGCGATCATCAACGACGACCTGCAGATGCTCTCGGATATCCCGTTCAAGCTGGGCCAGGCGGCCAAGGCCACCATCGGCGACCTGGTCTATGCGGTTCTGACCGGTAACCCGGCGATGAGCGATGGCAAGGCCCTGTTCCATGCCGACCACAGCAACCTGCTCACTGGCGCGGCTTCGGCGCTTTCCATCGACAGCCTGAGCAAGGCCAAGACCCAGATGGCCACCCAGAAAGCCCAGGTAGAGAAGGGCAAGGGGCGCACCCTGAACATCCGTCCGGGCTTCGTTCTGACTCCGGTGGCACTCGAGGACAAGGCCAACCAGATCATCAACTCCGAGTCCGTGCCGGGCGCCGACGTCAATAGCGGCATCGTTAACCCGATTCGCGCATTCGCGCAGGTGATCGGCGAGCCGCGCCTGGACGATGCCTCGGCGACCGCCTGGTACATGGCTGCCAAGAAAGGCTCTGACACCATCGAAGTGGCCTACCTGGACGGCGTCGATACCCCGTACCTGGAGCAACAGGAAGGCTTCACTGTCGACGGCGTGGCCAGCAAGGTGCGCATCGACGCTGGCGTGGCGCCGCTGGACTTCCGCGGGCTGCAGAAATCCAACGGTGCCTGATCGGCGCCAACTCCCGAGCCCCGCACCTAGCGGGGCTTTCTGTTTCTGCCATTAGGAGAATCAACCATGGCGAAGAACTATGTGGAGGACGGCAACGTCCTGACTCTCATTGCGCCCGCTGGCGGCGTTCAGGCCGGCGTACCTGCGGTGATCGGAGACCTGGTGGTGGTGCCGCTGGTAGATGCCGCCGAGGGCGAGCCGTTCGCCGGAAAAACTGGCGGCGTCTGGAGCCTGCCTGCTGCCGCTGGCCTGACCCAGGGTGCCAAGTGCAGCGTGCTCAACGGGGAACTGGTAGCTGCTGCCACTGCCGACTCGGTGGCGTTCGGCAAGATCACCGAGCCCACCGTTGACGGCTTCGCGTCGGCGATGCTGATCCAACAATGAGCGCGCCGGGCCGTTTTGGCCGGCTGATCCAACGGCTCCACGAGCGTGGGCAAGAGCGGTTATCTGATGCCGTGGGCGAGTTCCGCGGCATCGGTCGCCCCCCGATCAAGGGGATACCTCTGCAGGTCGATCGAAACCTCAGTTACGACGGGCCTGATGGGGTTTTCATCACGGACAAGGTTGGGATCAGTTGGCTGGCGAAGGATGTTCCCACGGCATCGCGTGGCGACCTCTTCGTTATCGGGTCGTCGCGCTATCTCGTCGAAAAGCTCATTGCGAACGACGGTTGGTTGCTGACGGCAGCAACGATCGAGGAGGAAGCATGAAGCCGAACGTGCTCACGATCGGCCGCTTGGCCTTGCTGGCGCGCTTGCAAACCATCACGCCAAACCAGGGATACCGGACGGACGCGGGCACTCGCGTGCTCTCTGGGTGGTTTAACGAGCTGGTCAAGGAGCGGCATGAGGGCTTTCCGCTGATCGTCGTTCAGCCGGGCAAGGAGCAGCCGCCGGAGCATCTCGACGCTGGCGTTCGCTTTCATCGCGGCTTCGACGTGGTAGGCGCGGTGCGCGGCGGGTATGACCACTATGCGGAGGCTCTGGAGGACCTGCAGCTAGATCTTCTGGCGTGCCTGATGCCTGCCCCCAAGGGGCATTTCCTGCGTTGGCTGCCCCGAGAGCGCGGCATTACCGGGCTGACGTTGGGGGCGCCTGAGCCGTACCCGCCGGGTGATGGAGTGGCCGCTGCTGTGATTCGAATCCCTGTCTATCTGAAAACCATCATCGAGGCGTAACCCATGAAGAGCGATCCCCAGGTGCCGGCCGCGGTCGACGCCGCGCCGCCGGCTGCGCTGAACAAGGCCGTCGAGGTCACCCTGGCCAAGGTGCATTGGCACCAGGGCAAGGAGAAGGCGGCCGGCGACAAGATCAACGTCAGCCCTGACCAGGTTGAATTCCTGCGCCGCGAAGGCGTGATCAAGAAGGAGGCCTGATATGGCTATCGAGAAAGAGACGTATGTGATCGGCGGACCCTTCAAGATCCGCGAGTCCGGCGCTACCACCCCCTTCCAGTTCGCTGGCCTGGTGTCCACTATCCAGCAGACCATCGAGACCAACGAGATCACTTTGCCGGATACCACCACCCCGCAGGGCGGTGAGTACGATGCCGTTTCGCGCATCACTTCGGTCGGTTTGTCGATCAACTTCCGCGAGCTCAAGACCAGCATCCTGGCTGCCTTGGTGTGGGGGGACGCCACCAATGTTCCTTCTGCCACCCACACCGACGAAGCGCACACCGCCGTTCCAGGAGGCACGATCGCGCTCGACTTCATGCCGCTGGAGATCACCAGCGTGAAGAGTGATGACGGCACCACGACCTACGAAGAGTTCGACGACTGGAACATGACCGGCGCCGGTATCGAAATCGTTGAAGGGGGTGCGATCTCTGCGGCCACGCCGATCAAGGTGACTTACAAGTCCGCCACCGTTGATGTGATCGAAGCGCTGACCAACAGCGGCAAGACGTTCGAATGCCTCTTCGAGGGTGAGAACGCAGCCGGTACCCAGCGCCGTATCCAGGCGCGCTATTTCCGGTGCCGCCTGAACCCGTCGAGCCAACAGGACTGGCTCAATACCGAAGACTTCCTCGCTGCCGAGGCCACTGCCAAGGTGCTGATGGACCCGACTAAGGTCGGCGCTGGAAAGTCGAAGTATTTCAACATCAAGAAGGAACTGGCGACGGTGTGACGCCATTCATGCCCGGCAGGGACGCCGGGCGAGCAATCCCTGACTCCGATCTGACATTTGGGCTATCAAAACCCAACTAGGCCCTGGGTTTTGGTGTTGGCGCGGCGGTGCTAGAGTGTGAAGCAGTTCCTATGGAGAGTCGCTATGAAACGGATTTTCCCCGTTCTCGCTTTGCTTCTTGCGGTCAGTTCTGTCCATGCGGCGACGGTCTTCAAGTGTGTCGGCCCTGACGGAAAAGTCACTTTTACCCAGCAGAATTGCCCAGAAAACCAATCCCTGGACGATGTGGTCTCCGCCACCAACCAGCGTCCAAGCGGGTCAGGTGCTTCGGCTGTCATGGCTAAGCCCAAGCAGCCATCAGGCCGTACCTATAGAGGTAGCCATCAGGGCGGCAGCGGAGTGACCGTCGTCGGTGGTTCGTCGCCAAGCCCTACGTGTTCCACAGGGTTGTCTGAGCGTGACCTTCGCAAGGCCAAGGTCCAGGGCAAGGTCGTCCCTGGAATGTCCAGGGAGGATGTGGAAAGCATCTACGGGAAGGTGAACCGCAACGGCAGTACCGCCGGCGCGGGTGCTGTCACCTACTGGAATGACAAGTATGTTGACCAGACTACGGTTTCTTTTGACCGAGATGGATGTGTGCGAGGCTCCTATCAGTCGGGCCATAAGAACTGACCCCAAAATTCTAACCAGCCCCGCTTCGGCGGGGTTTGTGCTTTCTGGAGGATTGAAATGTCCGAGATGACCGCAAGCAAGGTTGTGAAAGTTGGCGAGGTGGAAGTGATCGTCCGCGAACTGAGTGTTTCGGATGTTCGGAAGCTAATGCAGGAGGTCAGTGATCAAGACCTCGTCAGCAATGTCCTCTTCGAAGATATCAGGCTGTCCGATCTTTGCCTGATGACATCGGTTACGGAGAGCCAAATTAACGATCTCCGGCCGAGCCAACTCGCCAAGTTGCTGGATGCATGCAAAGAGGTGAACCCGCATTTTTTCGGAATGCTGGGCCGTCTCACGAAACTCCGCGACAAGCCTTGAGGAGTTTGGAGCGCGCCATTTGCGTTCTGGTGAGGCTTGGGCATCACCAAGTCCTTGAATATCCCTGGTCGCTGTTCTTGACCGCGCTGAAGGCTGAATGAAATGGCTGACGTAAAGATCCGGCTGACTGCTGACCTCGATGATGCGCTGCGCGAGGTGTCAGGTTTCCGCAAGGAATATGCCGAACTGGTCAGGCAAGTCGCGCAACCTCTCAAGCGTTTAAACGATTTCACTGCTCTCGAAAGCACCCTTGAGGACACGCAACGCCAGGCGCGCTCGGCGCGCGAGCAGATCCGCACGCTCGGCAACGAACTGGCATCGACGATCAGGCCGAGCCGCGAATTGCAGCAGGCTTACCGGGACTCCATTTCGGACTTGCGAAGCCTGGAGCGGGCAGAGACGGTCCAGATAGCTCGGCTTTCCGCGATGCGCCGGGAGTTGAAGCAGGCCGGGCTGGATACGAGGAGCCTGACATCCGAACGGCAGCGGCTCCAGCGGGAGCTGGATCGAAACCTCCAGGCTGGCCGGAATGATGCGGCCACCACCAGCCTCCGGCAACAGGCCGCAGCGATCAAGCAGAGCGCGATCGAGCAGCGCCGCTACAACTTGGAGCAAGCGCGTAGCACCCTGGGAGTAGCCAGGGTGCGCGAACTGCAGGCTGCCATCGGGCAGTTGAACCAGCAATATCGCTTGCTTCGGTCCAGCGGAACGCTATCCACAAGGGAGCTTGCCGTTGCGCAGCGGGCGCTCAAGAAGCAGATCGCGGAGACCAAGAGCGAACTCAACTCGCTTGGTGCCGGCTCGCGGCTGTCGAGCATCGGCTCTCTCCGCGGGAGCGGCCCGGCACTGGCGGTTGCAGGTCTCGCCGCCGCGGTAGGCGCTGCAACGGCGAAGCTTGCGAACGGGGCCGACACTGTTGGCCGGCTTGATTCCAGGCTTCGCCTGGCAACCCGCTCGCAGGAAGAGTTCAACACCGCGCAGATCGAACTCGACCGTATCGCTGATGATGTCCAGGGCGATGTCGGCGACCTCATCGGCCTTTATTCGCGGTTGCAGCGCCCGCTTCGGGATGCGGGCATGGATCAGCGAGCCGCCCTCGAAACCGTAGAGGCGGTGTCGCTCGGCCTGAAAATCGGTGGGGCATCTGCCGAGGAGTCGGCCTCGGTCATTACCCAGTTCTCCCAGGCCATCGCCAGTGGTGTTCTGCGGGGCGAAGAGTTCAATACCGTTCTGGAGTCCTCGGATCGCATTGCTGGCGCCCTGGCGGACTCCTTCGGGGTGACTGTCGGCCGGCTTCGCGAGATGGCTGCCGCCGGTGAGCTCACCTCGGAGCAGATCGTTATCGCGCTGCGGAAGGAACTGCCGAAGCTCCGCGAGGAGATGGCGTCATTTGCCCCGGAGATTGGTGCGGGGCTGAACCGGATCTTTTCCGAAACCCAGAAATACTGGGGACGTCGCGCGAAGGAAACAGGCGTCGTCGATTGGGTTGCGAACCAGTTGAACGATGTTGCCAAGAACATCAACACGGCGAATACGCTGGTGAAAAAGGGGGAGGGCAGCCTCACAGCCACCCTCGCCGCCGAGAAGGCGCGCCAAGAGCAGATCGTGAAGCGACAGAACGATGCTCTGAAGCGGGCTCGGGATCAGAATGTCGCCGACCTCCAATCTGAGGTTGTGCGGACCAAGGCCCTCCTTGAGCAGTCCACCAAGAACCTCAACGACGCGCTTTCGCGCCAGGCAGATGTCCGCAAGGAGTTTGCCGATCTGGTGAAGGGCATCCAGGCGACGCCCACCTCCGGAACGCAGACCTTCGGTGATGCCACTGCGGCCCAGGCCTCGGCTCGCAACGCCCTGACCGCTGGCAACAACCAAAAGGCGATCGAGGAGGCGCGCCGCGCGCTGCAGATCCTTCAGCAACTGAAGGACGCTGGCGCGAACAGCTACGGCTTCGAAGGCGTGGCCAAGGAGGTGGAGCGCATCGCCAACAAGGCCGCAGAGGTCGAGGCTGGTAATGCCAAGGCTGCGGATGACGTCAACCGCCTGAACCTGGCCGACCTCGAGGAGCGCATCAAGGCTGTGCAAAACGTCGAGGTGTCGTTCGGAATGGACTTCGAAAGCGCGGAGACCTTGAAGCAACAGGTCGCCGACATCGCCGCCGGCCTGGCTGAGCAACTCGTGATACCTATCACGCTGGTTCCGCCTCCGGAGATGGGCTTGCCTGGCGTGCCCAGCATCACCCCCAAGATACCCGGGTTTGCCACTGGTACGCAGAGCGCTCCCCCTGGTATGGCGTGGGTTGGGGAACGTGGGCCGGAGTTGATGATGATGCGCGGAGGAGAGCGCATCTTCAACGCGGTGCAGTCGCTGCAGATGTCGCAGAGGTATCAACGAACTCTCCCCGAGATACCCGAGATTCCGACCGCGGCGCTTCAGCAGGCGAATCCGCTGGCAGCCATGCAAAACCTGGGATCGCTGACCCTCAACCTGGGTGGAGACGATGCCGGCTTCACCGTTTTCGGGACACACGACACGCTCCGAGACATACGCAAGGCCGCCTCGAAGTTCGGGCGGACGCGCCCAAAATGACCAAGCCCGCCTCGCGCGGGCTTTTTTATGGAGTTGGGAATGATCATTCCGAACGTGATGCTCGGGGGAATACCGATCGTGATACACGGTGGCGCCCCGCAGTGTCAGTACCAGGCTGTAGATGGCGGCGTCGAGCGATTGAGGCTCAGCGGAGGTGCGGCAGTACAGATGACGCACTGGCGCAAGACGGCAATCACCATCAGCGGTTCAGGATGGATCGGTACGGGGATGCTTGGGCTCGACTTCGACAGCCCGCTGGAGCTGCGATGCAATGCGTCGCTTGGCATCTCGGGTCGTACTGCCGCCGACCGAGTATTCACCATCCCGGGGGAGGTTCGGCCGGACGCCGGTCCATGGGGGCTGGCGCTGGTCGGTCGTGAGTGGGTCAGAACGGACGTCTCGTCTGCCGGCCAGGTGGTAACTGTGTCGGAGATCCCGGGCGCGCAACTCTACCGCGTAGAGTGGTGGCCGCTGTTCCACGTCTTCGCGTCGATCCCTCCTGAAGCGCTTGATTCTTCGAACAACAGCCGGACCTGGCAAATTGTCGCTGAGGAAATCTGATGCTCAACGGTGGACCGCTCAATAGCGCTGCGCTGAACTCGGCCGCTCAATCCGTTGTGCCTGGTCCTGAGCCGATCATCCCAGGCTACGCTTTCACATGGCGAGCAATCGTGCGTGTTGGTGATGACGACGTTACACCGCTCCTGACCGGGGAGATCGAGGTCGATCGTGAAGAGGGGGCGGCTGGCGTCGCGTCCTTTTCGATCTATCTCGGCGACGGGCCTGTTGTCCCTACGGACTGGATCGGTCGAACCGTAACCATCGACTACGCAACGGAGACCGCGGGTGAACTGAGTCAGGGGCGACGGTTTACGGGGAGAGTTACACAGCCAGCCTGGAATCCTGTTCGGCGCGTCCTGGATGTCAGTTGCACGGACCAATTGCAGCAGCGTGTAGAGGCCATGGAGATTGCGGTCGTCGACGCCCTGGTCGGCGGCGCCTGGTCCGCAGATGTGTTCGAGCCGGTCGATGGACGCTCGCGGTGGGACTACGCCCAGGAGCGTTTGACCAGCGTAACCGGGAGCTTGGACTGTTCGCCATATGGTGCTCTCCGCGTCACGTCATGGCTTTCGGTGGCTCCTGCCTTCGAGTTCGGCCAAGGCTCTACGGTATACGGATCGCTTGCGGTCGAGTTGGCCGACCTGAGTTCGCAGACGAACAGGATCGAGATCGAGTGCGACTACCGATTCAGCCGGCTCTGGCAGTTGAACGCATCGTATGGATGGCAGCACCCCGGGACGGGTAACGCTGTTGGCGAGGCGGGGTTCTGTAATTGGCGCGGCGACGACACCGAGCTACCGGATGTCGAGATGATCACCTCAGCGACCGAAAGCAGCGGCCAGACGTTGTTCTATGCGACCTGGTATCCACTTCCGCCCACGGGCGTCTACTGCAATCCGCCGGCGGCATGGAGAAATGACTTCACCGAGCTGCTGCTCGGCGGAAATTGGATAGCTGGCCGGCGCTGGGTGCAGTCCGTCACAGAGCGCTACCGGCTGGTCATGGAGGTTCAGCCGAGCGTTGCGGCGACCGGTCCGATTGTCGGTCGGCAGCGTGCCTCGTTCGAGATCGAGTCGGACAGGGCCGAGCGCTGGGAAAGCGACCCGGTCACCGGCGGCAGCACCGGCCACGACGACGAGAAGGATGGCAACCGGCGTTTGTCCGCGCTGAACTGCTTGTTGGCCCAGGGCGTCACGACGCTCATTGCTGCGCACCGCGGCACGACCGTGACCTGGGATGTGCCGACGTCCATGATCCTGCCGATCGATCTTGTGCATACGCTCCGCCTCGATGATCAGGGCGCGCGTGCGGTGGGTAAGTGTCGACGCATTGTCGACCGGCTCGACCTTGCATCCGGGAGCGCCCTGACCACGATCTCTATCGCGGTAATGCGAGGCGGCGGTGGCGCAGCAGACCCCCTTGTTCCTCCGGCTGGCTCAGTGGCTCCTGCCAGCCCTCCGTCTGGAGGTGGCCAACTACCGACCCAACTTGGGGGCCGCAACAGCAGCCCGACATTTGACGACATGGCAGACGGGTTCTCAGGAAACTGGAGCAACCGTGATCCGGGTGCAGAGCTGTTCCCCCGTCGATTTTCGTTGACCGCAAAAGACATTCCGGAGACCTACCGCGACGAGCACGCGCCGGAACTAGCGGCCACGTACCGCGTCGCCGTACCTGATGACCTGCTGGAGATGTAGCGATGGCGAGAGCCTGGATCAACAACTGGAAGACGACGCTGAGCGCCGGCCTTTCGCCTGGCGCGTCGAGCCTGACGGTGCCGGATGCTGCCGCCGCGCTGCTGCCACTCTCTGGCGGTAGCTGGGTGCTCTTGACGCTTGCGGATGACGCCGGCGCGCAGCATGAGATCGTGAAAGCAACCGCCCGCGCCGGTGGGACCGTGACGATCGAGCGCGCCCAGGAAGGAACCACCGACGGCAACTGGCCGGCGGGAACAGCAATCTACGCCGCAGTAACCGCTGGCGACCTCATGACGCTCCAGGCGCGCATCCAGGCTCTGGAGTCCGGGGCGTCTGGCGGCACCCTTGTCGACGAATCCGGAGCAGCGCTGGTCGACGATGCCGGCAACAACCTGATCATGGAGAACAACTGATGGCAACTGTTACGCATGTCCTGTCCGGCGCTGGCGCTCCGACTGCGGCGCCGCCGAGCGTGGCCGCCCACTATGTAAACACGACAAACGGTGATCAGTACCTTGCCAAGGGCACCGCGTCGCCTGCCGACTGGGTAAAACTGGGTGGCGGCAGCGCTCCGAGTGAGGTGCTGCGTATTGAAGATGTTGGGACACACGCGCTGGGCTCTCAACATGCAGTTGTTGATGTGCCTCTGTTTTACCTGCCTGACCAGGGCGCGGCGACACTCGAAATCAGTCCATCAGCCTCTCGGCAGATTGATCTCAACGTACGTGCGTCTCCGCCCAACGGCCAATCGCTATCGATTATCGTGCCTGGCGGCCTCGGCGATGGACTCTCCGTCACCGGGGCGTCGCGCGATTACTGGCAGCCCCTCGATGATGGGGTGCGAATAGACGCGGCCGTGCTTTCTGGAGAGCTATGGGCGCGAGTGTATTTCAACGCCGTCCGCGGCGAGCTGAACCTGCTTGTTTTCAGTGATGTTCAGATTGCCTGAGGAAGAAGCGCATGGCTCTATCAGACGAGCGCCGCGGCATCGGCGCGAGGAACGAAGCAATCCGCCGCGCTGGCGGCCAACGGGTCGAAGCGGAGCGACGGGGTGATCAGGGGTTAACAGCTGCGCTTAATCGGCTGATCGAGCCGGAGCGCCAGGCGCGTGCACTGCGCAAGATTGATCCGCGCGGCGCCCTAGAGGCTACCCGCGGGCTTGCCGACTATAACCCTGCAGGAAAGCAAATCGGCGGCGGCGGTGTTTCCTGGCCTCTGGCCGAGACTGACAAAGCGAAGCGCCGGGTAGCCGATGAGGAAATCGTGAGTACCGATGGTCTGGTGATCGTTGTGTTCAAGCGCGTCACCAGCTTCGAGATGCAGGATGGTGGCGGGAATATCGGCCGCATGGAGTTCAAGGCATGAATCAACTGATGCCGTGGGACGGCGACGTTGTTCGCATGGGCTGGCCGTGGCATGGAAAAATCCGGCAAATCGACCAGAACCAAGTGGGCGAGGTACTTTTGCCGAACGGAGGAACTAAGCCCGTTTTCTCATGGCACGATATATGGTGGATGAATTATACCTATCTGTTCGACATGGGCTTGCCTGACCAAAATGATCCTGAGGTTGAAAGCCAAGGCGGGAAATGGTGGGGGAGGGCGATCCTCCGAGGGGGCGGGCAGGTTAGCTACCAACTCTATTATGGCGGGGCTTTGGTTTCTCAAAATGAGAACTCATTTAAAGTTGGCTCTCCATTTCTTGGTGTTCCTATATGGTGGGAGGATGATAAAGAACCTCGAAAACCATATTACGTTGATATATATTTCGAAGAGAGAACTTGGGAAGATCGCTACGTTTTCGTTTTCAGGACACTGGCTGGAACTGTTCCAGATGTTTTGTATTATCCTGGCATTGATGAAATCGGTCAGGGCGATGATCAACCTGAGTGCGCCTCACGGACCAGGGCATCTTACGATGGTTGGGCTTTAAGCAAGTCGGTGAGTCTTTTCTACTTCCCTCTACTCGGTGTATATAAAAATAAAATATTATTGGGTGTGGTAGTTCAGCCGAAAAACCAAGAGATAGGAATCTCGTCCCCCCCTGGAACTTCAAAGGCGAGCGGTTCCTCGCCTGCTGGAGCACCGGGAGGACTATATGGGCTCATTGAGATAACTATCGCGCAGGATATTCGCGATCAAGAATCTGATCATAGCAATACTATATCCCTGCGAGTGGTTGAGGACCGAAGGACCGCTCTCGGAAGTCCTGTTCATAATGTCATCGACCAAAAGAACCCACCGCAAGATGGAGTCACCACGGAGTATTATCTCGACGAATGGATCCAGTCTTCTGGTCTTGTAACGGCATGGTATGACGCTCAAGGAAACATCCAAACGGCCAGGTACAATCGCCGTCACTACGCATCCAGGGATGCGAGTTATGGTCCTGATGTGCCATCTAGATTCGCTACTGAGAGGGCTAGTGAAATAGAGCTTCTTGATGGCTCGGGGAACGTCGTGGACAGTTTCACGCTCAAGGAGTCTTTTGAGACGCAAGAGCTTTTGGGTCTTGGCCTTCAAATAACCAGGACGGTTCAGGCTACCGGGGAAGAGGACGACGTAACTACTTATCTTGACCCGGACCATGTTGGCGGTGCCGATGTGGATGCTCCAGCTACGTTTCCTCCCGGTCTGCACATTGCTAACACGGTCGTTACCTACCAGTGGCTTGTTAATGGCGAGAACAAGTTAAGGGACCAGGATCAACACCAACTGTGGATAGCCGCACTTAGCAACAATAGCGCCGCTCTCTGTCACGTTCGAGAGCCATATGACTACCCTGATGGTCAGGACACTACAACCGTTCGTGTGCGCCAGGGGCCTGCCGTCAAGATCGGTGGCGTTAGTCCCAGCACCATTGTCGAGACAATTACCAAAAGCAAACTTCAGCATCGGTATCTGCGGGGATTTTTCTGGACGCCGGCCGATGGATGGGTGCGCGCTAGTTGTAATCCAATCACCGGCGAATTGTCTCGCGGCAAAGAATGCCTCGAATACCATACTAGCTGGGTCTAGCCCTCACCACCTTATAGGAGAAGCCGCATGACGCCGGCCTGTGTACCCCTGCGCATTGAAAAAGGGGCGACGTTCCGCGACACGATGCGGATCATGCAACCTAGCCTTGTCTACCGGCCGATCACCCAGATCGCGCCGACTGCTCCCGTACGGCTGACCGTCCCGGGGCACGGATTGCCTGGCACGTGGCTGGCTTGGATCGATGGCGTCCAGGGCATGCCTGACCTGAACCGGGCGCGGCTCCGTCAGCTTCCCCATCGGGTCGCATCCATCGACGACAACACCGTCGAGATCAACCTGCTGTCAGCCGTTGGGCTGGCGCCTGTGGGCGGGCAGTTGATCTACCAGCCCCCCGTTGACCTGGCTGGCGCCGAGGTACGGATGCAGATCCGCGATGTGCCAGGCGGGACGGTGCTGATGACGCTGGCGCTCGGCTCCGGCCTTGAGATCGCTGGCGCCGGAACGATCTCGCGGGAGATATCGGCCTCCGATACCGCGGCGCTGATGTGGTCGTCGGCGGTCTACGACGTGGATGTGACCTACTCGGATGGAACGGTCCATCGCTACTACAGCGGACCGATCACTGTGAGCCGTGGGGGAGGGTGCGATGGATGACGCCGCCGAGCCCTGGGCGCTGGCGATCGAGGTTGATTGCGAGCCGCTTGTGCTCAGCGAGATGCAGGAATACGCGGTCACCGTGACGCCGCCGGCCGATGTGCTGGTCGTTGTGGCTGGTGATCAGGGGCCGCCCGGCAGGGACGGCGTAGATGGCGCCCAGTGGGCACAAAGCGAGTGGTGAACATGGCTCAGATTCGATTTTTCAAAGTGGCAACCCTGCCGGGTACGCTGGAACCCGATTCGTTCTACTTCGTCGAGAACGGCAGCTACTCGGAGTCGTACCTGACGAACAGCGCTGGAGTGGCGCGCTCGATCGGCAACAGCGCGATGATCAACGCGCTGATCAACGAGGCGCTGTCCAGCCTACCCGGCACCGGCGCGCCGATCCTGTTCGTTGCGGATATCGCGGCACGCGACGCCCTGGAGCCGGAGTCGGCGATATTCGTGCTGGTTCAAGACGCGAGCGCCGACCCGACAGTCGAATCCGGCGCTGCGTTGTACGCCTGGAACCCGGCGACCAGCGCCTGGCTGAAGGTTGCTGAATACGAAAGCATGGACGTCGAGCTCAACTGGGACGCGATCAACGGGCGCCCGACGTCGACGCCAGCGCAGATCGACACTGCCGTTTCCCAGGCGCACACGCACGCGAACAAGTCGACGCTGGACAAGTTCGGTGAGGATTCGGGCCTGGTGCGCTTCAACGGCCATCCGATCCCGGCCGAGTGGAACGGGGCGGCCTGGTAAATGGCCGTCCTCCAGACCCACAAGGTCGTCGCGCAGTTGCCTGCGGCGCTGGAGCCGAACGCGATCTACTTTGTCCGGCGCAGCACCGGCTACGACCAGTTCGTCACCAACGGCGCCGGGGTGGTGGTGGCCTATCCGATGAACGTCCGCATCCCAGCGGCTGTTCCTGGGTATCTCGCCGACGGCTCCATGCTTCGGCTCACGATGAACCCTGACGGCCAACTGCCGGCCTATACCTCCGGCGGCGCTCAACTCAACATTCAGGTGCTGTTCAATGGCTGATGTACGACCGACGAAGCTGCAGAACGACGGAAACGGCTACGGCAGTCTCCGCGAGTTCGCCGACGGCGACACGGTGCCGCTTGCCCTGGGTGGTACTGGCGCTGCAACCGCTGCTGGCGCTCGCACATCTCTTGGGCTTGGGAGTGCTGCGGTTAGATCTGCCCTGGGTTCAACTGGGGCTTTGTACTCTCGAGACAGTATTCTCGGCACGGTTTCGCAGGCGAGCGGCGTACCCACCGGTGCGGTGATCCAGCGCGGGAGCAACGCGAACGGAGAGTTCGTGCGGTTTGCGGACGGAACTCAGATATGCGCTGGCGTTAGCAGTACCGCTCTGGTGTGCAGCGTTGCGACCGGGGGTGGGTTTCAGTCGGGGGGCGTTGCTGCGCTCTATTTTCCTGCTGCGTTTTCTGCTGCGCCATCTGTTTCACCGGTTCCGGCGTTTAGAGAGGGCGCAACAGCTCGTGCATGGCTTTCGATGAACCCTCCGTCGGCTTCTGTTGTGACGCTGATTTCTCACGGATTTGTTGATAGAGCCGAGGTTATGCCCGGATACATCGCGTTTGGGAGATGGTACTGATGATCATCACATTGTCACCGTACTATCCGCTGCCAGGCAGCGGCGAACGCCTATCGCTGAGCAGGGCTGGCGATGTGCTCACCGTGAACGGCCAGGCGTTCGACTTCACACCGTTACCGGAGGGTGGCGAACTGCCGGCCGAGGCGATTGGATCAGAGTGGTTCGCTGGTCCCGCAGTGCGACGTGCCGACCGGCTGGAACTGAGCCTGCGGTTCCCGCTGGCCGCTGATGCCAGTGCTGCCGCTCGCTTCCCTGAACCGTTGCTGATCGAGGCCGATGGCCCGGTGGAGTTACCGCGATGATCGACTGGAGCCAGGTAAAGACCGCTGAACAGCAGGCGCAAGAGCGTAGGCAGGCTGAGTGCGATGCCGCAGCCGTGGCGCGAGCAAATGCCTACCGCCTGGAGAGTGACCCGCTCAAGACCGAGGCCGAGTTCGACGCTATCAAGGCCGGCGTGGAACCGGACTACAGCGCCTGGATCGCCAAGGTCGAGGAGATCAAGGCCAGATATCCGCTGCCCTTGGCGGCCAAGGTCGAATAG